ATCGTCCCGGTCGGGACCGGAAAGGGGTGGCAAGCGTTATCCCCGCCGACAAAATCGGTCGAAGTCCCGCTTAAGGTCCCGAGTAGACCGGGTCCGGTGGCGCTGGCGAACGGCTTATTCTTTACGTTCGGGTAATCGACCGAGAGGGCGACGGCGGCCTGGTTAACGATCCCATCGTTGTCAGGATCGTAAATTGCTTTGAACATGTCACCACCACCGGTAACTCCGCCGCTTCCGCTTAAATTCTTAACGGTAAGCGTATTACCAACTTTACCGACGACCTGTAGATCGCCCGCAAATCCGCTTCCGCTCGCCCCGGCGACGTAGATCATCTGCCCTATGGTTACCCAGCTCGCGTCCGATAAGCTAACCGTCGCCGTTCCGCCGATAATCGGGATATTAAACGCCGAGGTCGTTACCGCGTTGGCGTTGGACCCCTGGGGGATCTGAAAATTGAAGCGGGCGGTCGTCGTATCGCCGACGTTCGTAACGGCGGCGGGAGTTCCGGGAGCGCCGGTAACGGTCGTCCCGACGGCGATCGTCGCGGCGATTCCCGGAACGCCCATAGTCTGCTTACTGTAAAAAACTACCGGCGTTTCGCTCGTCGTTACCGTCGTTCCGCTATCGGTTAAATCGGCCATATTTTTAAGGTACGGTTACTAGGACGGAGGGCCCGATCGCGACCGGTCCTTCGAGACGGGTCTGGGTTATACCGGTCGGGTCCTGATAGACGACTTCGAAAGAGGCGCTCGCCGTCGACGACCATCCCGACCCGGACGTCGCCGAAAGGGGGACGCGGAACGAGTAATGCCCGAAGGCGAGATCGCTCGTGTAGAAGTGCTCGGTTAAGAAGAGAGCCCGGGAATCCGGATCGGTAATATTTCCCTTAATCGCGAACGCGATCTTCATCCCCCGTAGATCCCACGGATTCCCTTCATCCGTCAGCTCGGTAACCGAGAGAATAAAATCCCGGTCGAGACGGATCGAAATCGGCATATTAGCGGGCGTAGCCATTAATACTTTATCAGCTTATTAAAGACCAGGTAGGGACTTAAATTATTGGTCGGGACGTTATTACCGGTATTCGAGATCGTTATCCCGGTCCGGGCGGTATCGACCGCGATCGAGGTCTTCCCATTATCGACCGTAATATTGGCGTTACCGGGGACGACGGAAACTCCGGTCGCGACCCGGGAGATCGAGATCCCGGTTCCCGCTCCCGCGATACTAACGATCGCGTTCGCCCCGTTAATCCCGATCCCGGTTCCGGCCCCGTAGATCGCAACTCCAGTCGCATTCGTCGAGGTATACGAGTTAAAGCGCCAGACGCCGTGCGACCCATAATTAATCTCATAGTCCGGCGATCCATCGATACTTTCGTACCCATATTTCGGAATCGAATCTCTCCCGGCTTGCGGCGGACCGGAATCGCTATTCGTCTCCATGAAACCGATATGCTTATGACCCGGATCGGAGACCGAGTGGGCGTGCCCGGCGTCGCTTATGGAGTGGGCGTGGGGAGACTGGTTAACGCCGTGGGCGTGCCCCGGATCGCTAAGGGAATGGACGTGCCCCCCGTCGTTAACCCCGTGAGAGTGGGGGGATTGGGTAAGAAAGTGGGAGTGCCCCGAATCGAGAACCGGATGGACGTGCCCGGGGTCGGTAAGCGAGTGGTTATGCGCGGGTAGTTCGGCGACCGTTATTAAATGAGTTTCTTCGCCGCCGGAAGCGGCGAGCGTCTTATTCGTTAAGCCGCCGCCCGTTCCCGCCCCTAAACTCATCCTGCCTCGGGCATCGGGGACGTTAAAGGCGTTTCCGGAGCCGCCGAAATTGTAGCCGATGACGCCGAAGAGCGCGGCGTAAACTCCGATCGTCGGGTACGACGACCCGTCGCATATTAACCAGCCCGCCGGGGGAGTGGCCCCTGCGTAATCAATTACCTCGCCGACGATCCGGGGCGACGTCGCCCAGCTCGCGTTCGTCGTTCCGACTAAAACCTGGGAGGGATCGTCCGGGGTTTTCGGAACGAAACCGACGTCGTTCGTATTAGCGACCGGTAACGGGTCGGTCGAAGAACCGTCGGTCCGCTGTAAATGCGTTACCGCGTGTAAGGCCGGAGGAACGACCGGGCTAATCGTCGCGACGGTATTCGGCGTCGAGCTAAAGGTTATCGTTAGCGAATTGTAATCGATTACCGCGCTAGCCGGGCCGGACGGGGAAATCGTATCCGGTGGGTCAACTGTCCAATGGTAGGCGATTAGAACCGGGACCCCGCCTTCCCCAAGCTTCGCCATTAGGCCGACTTCGCGTAACGCGTAGCTCGAAACGACCGTCGTCGAGTCGATTACAAATTGATATGTCGACTGGTACGGGACGAGCGCGTTCGACGACGTAATATTGTAGTTTTCGACCTGATGGATGAGACCCGAGAGGGTCGCCGGATCGGTCGAGCCGACCGCTCCGTCCCCGGTTACGATCTCGACCGGGAAAATCGTACCGCCCGAGATCGCCGCGTTCTGGAAAAGCGTCTCGCCGAGGGTGGTAACTATTGCGCGGTATTCGGCCATATATTCCCTTTTACCTACCCGGCGCTCGACGCTCCTAGCCGACGGACCCGGAGCGAGAAGAACGCAGGACCCATATACAGCGTCGATCCGCCGACCGTTCTAATCCGGGCTACGGGATCGGGCCATCGCGAGACCGGTTTCGTCGCCAGGATCGCCCGGTTCATTATCGCGATCCGGTTCGGATCGATAACCGGATCGCTCGTCCGGACCCTAAACCTGTAAGGTTTCCCTTCCGGATACTCCCACCACTCCTCGATTCGCGACTCGTGGAAGACGAAATTTAAAAGTTTCTCGACGCTCTCGGGCGTGCCCAAATGCGCATTATCAAAGCAAGCGCTTAGGACGAGCGTCCGCTTCTGATCGATGGGCATCGACATATCGTACCCAACTGCTCTAAAATCTAACATTCCGAGCTGGTCGAGAAGGTCTTCCGGTAGCGTCCGGATCTTCGATTTAACCCCGAGTTCGTTAAGCTTCGCCGGGTCGACGTGCGTAAGGAAGGTCTGTAAGGCGTTCGTAAACGCCGCCGTCATCGCCTTAAAGCTCGGATTCTCGAAAACGACTTCCGGCGTCGGGGAGGTTAGATCGGCGGTAAAGAGCGAATCGTTCGGATTTAGCGGCTTCGGAGCGAGAACGATCGGCGGAAAGGTCTCGCCGCCGCCCGGCGGAATTACCGGCGGCGGCGTTCCGCCGCCTCCGTCCGGGGGAGGAGTAATAACCGGCGGTCCGGGAGGGATCGGCGGGACGTAAAGATAAGGCCCGATCGTCCAGGGGACCGTTCTCGGGTTTCCGTCCCGGTCGACCGATAAACCCGGAGCGACGATTCCGGCCCCGATTAGGAAGGAGTCGGAGGCGATATGGTAGTCGAAGGCCGCCGGATTAACGAACTTCGGGTCGCCCCCGTTAATAAAGTTTACCCCTAAAGTCTCGCCGTTTATTTTCGGGGCGTTATTCGCGTCGGAAAAATAGTTATTCGAGATAACCCCGACGCTCGGATCGGCGCTATTAAAGTGGATGTCCTGGGCGTTATTCCGGAAGATGTTATTATAAAACTTAAAGCCGTTACTATTATACTTCGGGTCGATCGAGTAGAGGGAAACGGCGTAGCCCTGGTTAGCGCCGACGTTATCAAAGACGTTATTATAAAACTGGGTATTCGGGATTCCGGAAAAGAAACTATTATCGATATTAACGAAGAGATTATTCGCGATTATCCAGTCGCGGACGTTCGGGTTCCCGTCGGTCTCGGTATTCCCGCATTGGCAAGTCGAGTTCCTAACCGTATTATTAATTAGGAGGACATTATAGGAGATCCCTCCCGACCCCCAGGTTTGCACGAAATCGGTATGATTTAAAGCGTAGTTAACCTGGGAGAGGTTATCGACCAGACAGTTACTAACCGTTATATCGTGGCCCCAGATATGGAAGGCGTCGATGTCGTTTAAACCGAGAACCGAGCAATGGTCGACCGTCTGGAAGGAACCGGTCGTCGCGATCGCGGCCTTTTGTTCGTGGGCCGAGGCGAGGTAATTCGTTACCGTGCAGAACTCGACGAGATTATTCGCTCCGTCGACGTTTATCCCGTCGCCCGCGCTCGGTCCGGCGTCGGGCGGACTTACGATTAAGCCGGAAATGGTTATGTAGGCCCCTTCGATATAGAGGCACCCCAGGACGACCGGGTTCCCGTTCCCGGCGTAGGTAACCCGGGCGATCGGAGTCCCGATATTTGCGAAGTGCGGGGCTTCGGGATAGGTCCCGGCGAGAATATTTACCGTATCGCCGGGCGCGGCGACGAGAGCGCTTTTCCCGATCGTTAGGAAAGGCCGGGCTTCGGTTCCGGGATTCGTATCGTTCCCGCTCGGCGAGACGAAGTAGGTCGTACTCAAATCATCCCCATATAGTTAAAGGTCGGGTCGTCGACGAGAACCGGCTGCGCGTTATCGGCGAGGATCTCGAAGATCGGACGGGCGACTTGGACGTTAATAAAGCCGAGATCGCTTAACGAATTCGTTAGCGAGGAAGGATCGATATAACCGCCGAGCGAGGCTTTCTCGTTTAGAATAAAGTTGTTGATCGTCGTAAAGGCGTTATCGATGAGCGTGCCCTCCTGGGCCGAGAGAGCGCTCGGAAGATTCGCGCTAACCGTAACCGAGTAGGGATGGCCCGAGGGAGCGGCGGCGATTACCCGGTCGGCGAGCGGACGGTTATTCCGCCCGTTACAAGCCGTAAGGACCTGATTTAACTCGAAGTCGGTAGGGATTCCGCCTCCGGCCATGAGGGGCGTTAGAACGACGGTCCCGCTAATTCCCGGATTGGATTCGACGGCGACCTGGGTAATACTCGGGTTCGCGGAAAGGGCGAAGAATTCGTAAGCGGCTTGCGGACCGCAGGTCGACAAGCCTTTCGGTAGCTTGTAAAGCCGGACCCGGTAGCGGTCGTCGGTCTCGGGATCGGCTCCGCCGGTCGGGATCGTCGAATTCGACGCCACGACGACATACGGCTGGTTCCAGTCCTGAAGGACGCTTATCGATCCGAGCCCGAGCCCGTTCGCGACGATCCCTAAAGTCGTGCACTCGGCGACGGTTATTACGAAAAGGCTTTCGGCGGCGATTACCGCGTCTTCGAGCGTCGTAAAAACGAGAAGGTTATTCGGATCGGTCGTCGCGACGCTCGTTCCCGCCGGAATCGTTATGTTTACTCCCGCCGGAGCGTCGATCGAAAACGTTATCGAGGCGACCGCTCCCGCCGCCGCGAGTCGTTTCCCCATATCGCCCCAGAACGATCCCAAAACATCGAGATTCTGATTGACAGAATATTTTAACATATTCTGTTTTGCGACCCAGTTTCCGGCGGCGTACGATTGGGCTATCAAGTCCGCCTGGTAAAGGAGTTCGTAGCGGCGCGGATCCGCTGCTCCGAGGGTTAAAGTCGTTCCGGTCGCCGCTTCAAATCCAGCTTCGAACCCGACGAGCATTACCTGGGCGATAAGCGAGACGTCGCTCTCGAAGAGCTGGGGGTCGGGAACGGCGGCGAAAACTGAGGAGACGGTATCGGCCATACTCCCGTTTACTTACCGATCGATTTTAAACCGTCGCCGAGGTCGCGATCGTAACGTTGCAATGGACTTTCCCGAGAAGAAGTTCTTCCGTCGTTCCCGTAAAACTAACATCGGTCAGCGAGCACCGGGGCTCGTACCGTTTAATCTTTCCCGGTATCTCGGCCAGTACCATCGCGCAAGCCATCGGCATCGGCTTATCGATGAAGGAGTAATCGATACCGATCGTCCGGTCGAGGGTTACGGAACCGATCGGGGTATTAAGTAAGCAGTGGACGCATTGGAGGATTTCGAGCCGGGAATTTCCCGCCGCCGTAAAATCGAACCAATCTCCCGGCTCGGTCCCGGAAATATCGGTTACCTCGAAAACGACTTGAATATTAGAGAGCGCCATAAGCTTTAGCTAACCCGGATCGCGGCGGGAAGAAGCGATCCCGTTCCTCCGGCGGCGGGCGGAATCGCGGCGAGCGCTTTCCCGCCGATAGACCCGACCATATTCGGGATCCCGTTAATCGCCCCGAGCGTTCCTCCGGCGGCGCTAAAGACTCCGGAGAGCGAGTTTACGGCGGCGGGAA